ATTTGGGTCATAGGGAGTATAGTTCGAAGGAACTTTTACTTTCACCCCCTTAATTTCATAACCTCGTCTTGGTACGTGGCCAAATTGTTTAGCATCTAGTCTTATACCCATTAAAGCACTATTAGGATAAGAAAATTTGTTATCTATAATCTCGGTATGAGTGTGCCAAAATATATCGTTTCTTATAACTTGAGAATCTGAGTCCTCTGTTAATCTTTTAATTCTTATAGCAACTTGAGAAAATCCAGCAGTTTTCCAACTAGCAGGTATATCAAATCTATGGCTCCAGTCATATCTTGCAGTAGTTTTTCCTTCTTTAGTAAAAGTACCTTGAGTTACCCAACTACCACTATTATCTACTTGAAAAGATATCTCATATTCAACTTTAGTTCCGTGGATATCTCCTGTATCTTCTTGATGACTAAAAGTATTGGTGTACAGAGATACACGTATAGCATCCATATTACTATTAGTAAGAGTACGTATAACTCCTCCAGGAGTAGCCCCGCTATTTTCTATTTTAATACCAACTGCTTTTTGAGTACCCACAGATTCAAATCCGGGAATATACGCCTGTCCTTGGGCTCCTTGTCTCGCATCCCAAACAACATCCTCAAAGTTATAGTTACCTGCAGAGTCTTGTAGAGGAGTATCATCAAAGAATATAGACTTAGCCCCATCAACTAAGCCTTCAATTTCTCCCTCGGATACTAAATCTATTACTTGAGCAGATCCAGTAGAGTGTAGAGTGTTAGGATCCTCAGTAGGAGCAGAGCCACCACCTCCGCCTTTACCACCTCCAGCTCCTCTAATAGGTTTCTTTATATATTCCATTAATCTTTATCCTGTGCTACTATATACGCATTAATTACTGACCCACCTACTCTTACAAGCCCGTAGGCTATTGGTATTGGGACACCTTGTCTTTGTGTGTTTACTGGCCCATCAAAGAAGTAATTCTCTGGAGCCTCTACAGCTGCTTTGGGGTCTGGAGCCAAGTATTCAGCAATGCCTGAAAATACCATTGACATTCCAAAATTTATCAGCAGTTTACCTGCTATTTGTGTAGCAGTCATATTAGCAATACCACCTGATACGTCGGTCATACCACCCATCTGAACACCCGCATATATCATAACAGCTCCAAGAATTATTTTAGTTGCCTTACTTTTAGATCCTAATATAGCCGGTATTATTTTTATTTTTTCACTGCCTACAGGATTATGTAGTTCATCTAATCCTCTATCTATTTCATCTACTAGTACTCGATACCCAATACTTCTATCTTCAGAAGTAACTACAAAATCCTTAAATCCAGGTAAAACAGCACATAAAGCACGAACTGCTTCTGCTGCACTATGAACCTCTAAAGAGAAACTTTTGCCAAACTTCTCTCTTAATTCTCCATATAGTACAACTTCACTCATTGGTCTTCCTCTGCCCTTATTTGTGCATTAATTACTGCTCCACCTACCATTAGTTGCCCGTAAGCAATAGGAACGGGTGCTCCTTGCCTTGTTGTATTTACTGGGCCATCAAAAAAATAGTTCTTAGATTTTGCTACGCTAGTAGGACTACCAGGGTCTCCAGCTAAAATTTGTGCAATACCGCCCGTTACCATTGAAGTACCAATATTAAATGCAACAGCTGCAGCATATTGAGCACCAGTTGCAGTACCTGCCATTAATTCACCCATAGAAGCCATACCTCCAGGTACCATAACTGCTACATATATTAATACAATTCCTATTATAATAGTAGCCCATTTAGACTTTGCTCCAGATACTACTGGTATTATCTTTAAAACTTTCCTTTTATCAAAAGTTTTAAGCATAATATCATCTATAGCCAATTCTTGTTTATCATATACTAGGACATATTGGTTACCTTCTATACTAAGAGTATCTTGAAATGTCTTAAAGTTAGCTATTAAGGCAGATATAACTTCTCTAGCAGAATTTACATCGAAAGTAAATTCTGCACCATACTTATCTTTTAGTTCTCCGTATAGTTTAACATCCGTTAACATAGTGATTCATGCCTTAAGTGGTGTACTGTATGTTTTTGCCAATATCCACCATACATTTCTTTTGTAGATAATTTACCTAGTACATGGTGGATAATAATACCTCCTCCCATATATACTGCAGCGTGATTGGCAACCCTAGAAGCTAGTTTAATAAGAAATACATCATACTTCTTAGGCTTCGTATCAATTAATTTTACGAATCCTTGAGATTCGAAGTTCTCTATATAATAATCTTTATCCTCTTCCCACCAGTTATACTCTGGGTATCTACCACTTTTATCAATACATTGAAAATCTATATTAAGCTCTCTTTTATAAATATCCCTCCATAAGGTGCAACAATCTAGTATACCGTAGTAGAACGGTCTACCTAATAAATCGACACTATATCCTTTTGGAGCGAACCTATAAAACTTATTACCTGGCCAACTGAGTATAATCCAAGGTATCTTGGTTTCCTCACAAGCTACTAAATCTCCTTCGCTAGGCTTCTCAGTCCAATCTGGATGAGAATGAAATACTGCTTTAATTTTACCTAAGTCCTCTGCATCCGCATAGTCTATAGGATCAATTATAAATTCTTCGTTAGTACGGTCTGCTATATTCTTACAAGGAATATACCTATCAGTACCATTAACTTCTACTACTAACCCACATGCCTCACTAGGATATTCAATCTTAGTGTGCTTTCTCATCTCTTCTTCCATTTTAAAATCCTAAATTAGACCCAGGGAACCCTCCATAAGGTAACTCGTTACTCTCTCCAAACCGCAGTTCACAACTCTTAACTCTTTTACCACAGTGGTCATCTGCTTCATTAACTACTGCAATATCATCAATATTATATCTTTTAGTAGAATCATCTACCCAAGTGCAACCTTGTCCACTTTTATACTTCCAAGTACATGTATTAGAAATCATTGGCCTACGAGGTAGCTTAGTACCATGCACATCAAATGCAGTAGACAACTCAAATTCTATCATTACTCTGTTTTCTGTCTTTTTTCTATCTATGTAGAATATATCATCAGGAAAATGAGCATTTACATCCATGCTAGTATTATTGTACCAAATTCCACTAGAAATAGGTATACAGCCTAAAAAGCTAGTAATGCCCTCTACAGGAGTTAAGTTAATGGCATCAAAACAAACAGAATCTAAGTATTTTGCGAAAGTTCTTTTTCTAGTTAATTTTGCCCATACTAAATCTTCATGGTCTAGTATAAGTGTTGTCAGTACTCCAGTTAAATTAGCTACTTTTAAAGAAGGGGTAGGTAATGCCCCTTTTCCACTAAATTCAAATCCTGATACTTCTATAGGGTAAGGATAATAGATTTTACCTTGCCACATTATTTCTTGACTTTTGTATGTGCCATAATTTGCAGTACCTGCATGAAAACGTAATACTTCAACACCGCTAACAGGGGTTACCCAATTAGGTATAGTTGTAAGATCAAGCTCAAAAAGCTCTATTATAACTCCGGGTTCTAACCCATATATGGCCTCTACAATGGCCTTATACCCGCTACTCACTCAAATACTCTAACGAATGTGGCAGTTACTGTTATAGCACCATGAGCAACATACTGCTCATCCCATTTCTCACAGTATACTGAAATTGCCACTGTTTTGTATGGGGGAGTCCAAGTAAACTTTTCAAAACCTTTTCTGGCTTCTAAGAAATCTATAATAGTTTGAGCTTCAGCTGAAGTTCTATTTGGGAAAGATAGAGCAAAAGCGCTAGTAAAATTATTAATACCTTCTACAGACCTTTGCATATACCCATCACCATATCTAGCTTTTAAGGTATTAGACTTAACCTGTTCTTTAAATCCTTTAGCAGGATTAATACCTACTACTGTATTAAAATCATATGCCATAATTAATACTCACTTAAAATTCCACCAGGTCTTTGCTCATCAATTAGCTGTTCCTGGATCTTCTGTCCAATCATTAAACCAAGCGCTTTAGACTGTTCTTGAGTTAACTCATTACCTGAGTCAGAATCAACATCTATAGAAGCACCACCATTCGTTACATTAACATTTACACTGACATTATTGCTAACTTCAGTTTTACCCATTGACCCTTGAGGGATAGGCTTAATAGCTGCCATATCTGGTCCAGGAGTCATAGTATCACTAATTCCACCTGCAGCATACTTAGTATACTCTGGGAACCCGCCTCTAGCAAATCTAGCGAATCCACCTTTAGCTAACTCATCAGCATTGATGGCTTCTATTATAGGTCTGTATCGTGCTGTAGAAGATGCATTAATAACATATTCACCATTAGATAGCCAAGCAGGAATTGCATCTGCTGTTGGACCACCTGCACCGTGTATCGCACCGCCATTAGAGAATCTTGCGTATCCTTGCTTAGCTGCTCCGCCTGCTGCAAATTCTGCGTACCCACCTTTAGCTAAAGCTGTGGTGGTGAAACCACTGAATAAACTTGATAACCAGTCACCGCTACCACTAAACAGATCCATAAGCCAGCTTCCACCAGTTTTTAGCATACCCATAAGTCCGCCGTCTCCTCCCTCACCATTAAATATACTTCCTATACCGTCAAATAACTTAGTACCAAAATTGGATATACTCTGCCATATTCCTCCGGTACCAGTAGTTTCTTTATCAAATGTATCAGATACAGACTTCTTTACACTAGTGCCAAAATCATCTACAACCTTACTAGATTCAGATTTTCCGTCTCCGGCTAAAGAAGAGAATAAATCCCTTCCTAAACTATCTATATAGTCTACTGCCATTGCTGTTGCTGAGTTCATAAAGGCTACACTGACACTAGTTGCAAACGTTGAAAGCATACTCTTAACGTCAAACTTACCCGTTTTAAATAAACTTCCTAGTTCCATCTCAAAAGAAGCACCAAAGCTTTGTACTAAAGCTTGAGCACTTATACCTGTTGAGCCCTCAAATGATTTAACAGCGTCAGAGTCATTGAATAACTTCCAGTTCTTCTGCTCTTCATTTAATTCACCTTTCTGGAAGTTAAATGAATTTTCAAAGTACTCAAGTTGCTTTTTAAGGGTCTCAGCTTGTTCTTCAGTCATCTTACTAATCTTTGTCAAAAGATCTTCTTGTACTACACTCTTTGTTTTAACGGTTGCAAGTTTGTGCTGAGCATATTCTCTCAGACCTGTGGTAGGATTGACACTTCCAGATCCTCCCAAACCTCTTAGTACACTAGACTCAAAAGGATTAACATGAGCTAATTCTGTATCTCCATTACGACCTTTACCAGAAAGAGTTTCAAACATTCTTTCCATATCATAGTCTGCCTTCTTAGGAATGGAAGCATCAGTTAGAGCCTCCCACATTTCTTGAGTATAGTATTCTTTTAACCACTCAGGAACCAGATCTTTAATGCTTGTTCCCATAGGGGATACTGCCATTCTTTCTCTAGTACGTGCAATAAGTTCCCTACCTATCTGGTCTTCACGGTAAGTAAACGCATGGTTCATTTTTCTATCTTCTTTAGTTCCACCTTTATCATTTTTATCTGTTGCTAAATGCTTGAACCAAGATATATCTATTTTATCCCCAAATACCTCTTTCCAGCCAAGTTGGGCCGAAGGGAGAAAATGACCAGTTTCATGCGCCATAGTACGCACCATATCACCTTCTATACTTGAAAAATATGTAGCTATCTTAGCCCAGTTACCATCTTCATCCCAACCCTGTTCTGCAACTCCACGGATATTACCCCCTGCCAGTCGCCCTCTTAGTGCGAATATAGGGTCTTGTCCTGGATTTCCTAGAAAGAAGAAAGGAGCTTTATTAGCCATAGCATCTGGATCTAGCCCTTCGAAAGATAGCTTAAGTCTATCATTAAGATCATTCTTACCTCTAGATTTAGAAGAGAAACCATATTTATGTAACCCCATTGGATCTTTAGGTACGACATCGTCCTCCCACCCCATAATATTCCAATCCATGCCTCTAACGAATCTTTCCGCGTTACCTACTGGACCTCCATTGGCAAATGATCCATGGCTGTGTATCGATTTCCACATATCCAATCTAGCAGCCGACCGTCTCTGAGCCATATCCCATGGTTGAAGTCCTGGTACAAATACGCCGTTCCTAGAGTCTACTTGTTGTCTGAGGGTTTTGTACTCTTCCCTAGTCATATTCCCTCTATGGGCGATAGTAATTCTACCGTTTGGTAATGGGGGAATACCTGAAGACCTTCCACCCCCACCACTCGGCATTATACCACGTCCAACGCCACCTGGCATTAATCGTTCACCGAATGGTCCCCAACCAGGTGTTATATTAATAGCATTCGCTTGTTTACCAAGGAAGAAGTCAGATATTAGTCCGCCACCTGCAAATCCTTGCATAACACTTCTAGGCTCATCCACGAATGGGTTACCTACTAGTATGTTTATAAGCTCAGCTATGCCAAGTCCTCCCGCAAGAGGTAAACCAACTAAAGATCCAGCTGCTTTTTTAGCAAATCCTTTAGTCCAAATTCTCCTTTCCTGCGCTAAACCTTTGGCAAACTGTACTCCTTTGGCACTTTTTGCTACAATACCTTGATGTGATACAGGGTTTGGAACCATAAGGGACTTACCTCTATATGGGTCCTTTCCTGCCATTAGCTTATCGTATATTATTAGTGCTGCTTTCTTTTCGTCAGATACACTTTTAAACCCTTTGGCATATTTAGCGGTCCCATCAGGTTTTTTGTCATATTGATTTAGTATTGATACTGGCTTATTTCTATTAGTGGCAGTACCGACTTCATGCATATTAAGGTTTGGAGGAGTACCCGCGTAAGGGTTGCCTGTACTGAAAGGCCCAAATCTATGAGCTCCTGCACTTCCACCTTTCCACTTCATACCCTCTTGCCAATTACCGTATGGCTTCCCTACATTACGAACTCTTTGTCCTTCTTTGTTTACCCACCAACTTGCCCCTTTAAAAGTTTTAAAGTTTGGACCAGCTTTGTGCATCTTTCCACTAGTATTTCGCATAACGTCATCATTCTTTATGACATTATTTATATTCATTTTATCTGCTAGTCTTTGAACAGCATCATTTACGTTTGTTTTTTGAAGAGATTTCATCCAATCAAATGAACCACCATCTGCAAATTTAGCAATGCCTCCCTCTGCAAATTTAGCATATTTACTCTTATCTGATCTTCCACCAGCAGCTAGATTCAGAGTATCGTCATTGATGGATTTTACTAATGGTCCATACTTTTTAGTAGAGGCTGCATTAATAACATACTCTCCATTAGATAACCAGGCAGGGATCTTATCCTCTTTAGGGCCCCCTGGGCCTGAAATACGACCACCTGCTGCAAATTTATTATGAGGTAGGTCGCCTGCTTTAGGAGAGAACCACTCACTTGGAGAGAACCACTCACTTGGAGTAGTGATTGTGTCATAAGTCTTAGACGCACTAGTAAACTCAGTATTAATAGTGTCTAGTGTAATATTTAATTTATCTAATGTAGGAGACATCTCTGTAGAGATGAAACTCATGAATTCTCCCATAGGGATTCCTAATTCGAATTCTATAACAGATACTAAATCGAATACTAATTCTCTAGATAAATCATCAATTGCGCGAACAGAGTAGCCTACCTGGTCTTTTAATAAGGTACTTATAGTAAGCACATGCCCGGCTACTTCTCTCAATACTCTAGTTACTTGAGGGTCTACAGCATCAAAAATACCTCCACCTAAATAACTATCTGGTCTGGTTCCTTCATAGAATCCAGGTATCTTACCACCTTCATTAATAATATTTAAGAAAGCTCTATTTCTTTGAGCGGCGTCTGCATTAACAACAAACTCTCCATTAGATAGCCATGCGGCTACTGAATCATCTGTAGGGCCGCCTAATCCTGACACATGCCCACCATGTGCATAAAATTCTGCGCCTCTATTGTTATCATCTCTGTCTTGCCAAGTAGGATTATGGTTAAGATCAGATGCACTAGGCAGAGCGTTATACTTGGGCTTTTCTAAGGGTATAGATGGTATAACGACTGTTGGTGCCAGTAACTTCTCTGTATAATTATCTACAGCTGCTTTGTAATTATCGAATTGTGCTGCGAATCTATCGAACCTATCTAAAATATATGCTATCTTATCTGGGGATACCTGTCCAGACATCTTATCCGCCATCATTGCTCTAGTATTAGCAAGCATACCCGAATTTACTATATTAGGGTCATTGTATTGACCCATTTCACTAGTCAACATACTATGGGCCACAGTCTTCATAGGATTGAAGCCCATAAAGCCACTACCCATTTCTTCGTTTACAGCACCATGTAAGAATTGTTTAAGTTCTGCAAGGTTATTATTGTACCGTTCATGTTCCCTAAATTTAGTGTCTTCAGCACTTAGGTTGCTTAACTTATCTGTATAATTAGTTATTACTTCTGTAGCTGTTTTCCCTTTATTACCCAAGCTTATAACTCTATCCATTGAGTAACCTAGAGACTCTATGAATCGCTCTATATTAGCCTGAGCCTCCATCTGTTCTTGGTCGAATTCAGCTTGGAACATCGCAAGATCTAAATATTCTTCTTCCGCTGCTCTAGCTGCTGATACTTTCGCTGCTTTATCAGCTGCTACTGCTGCAGCACGCGCCTCATTTGACATAAGATTGTTTGTTGGCTCACCTAACCAGCTTGGAGTAGTATTTAGACGGTGCTCCATCGCATCCCACTGAGCATTGAAATTATCTTGTGCTTTAAAAATTGATTCTGCTTGTACATCTAGAGCTACTGCTAAGGCGCGATCCTCATTTGACATAAGGTTGTCTGCAACACCTAACCAGCTTGGAGTATTATCTAGAGATTTATTTAATCTCATAGTATCCATAATATCAACTAGCTTTTCTAAAGTATCAGCAATTCTATCGC